GTTTCTTGTGAAAAGTTAAATTTATTATCTATTGTACCTTGTGGCGAATTCATCATTCTTTTAAATCCACCAATGCTTGCATCATAAAATTTTGCAGACATATATAAGGTGTTAATTTCAGGATTAAAAAATTCAGGTGATTTTAACCAATAAACAAAATAACCTTCCTTGTCACCAGTAAAGTTTAATTGATATTCAGGTTTTCTAATGGCGACGGTGTTTTGTCCAATTACCGCAGAGGTTGTTAAACCTTGTTGTGTTGGAATTATAATTGTTAATAAATTTTGTTGTGATGTACTTTTTTTAGAATCATAAAAATCTAATTTAAAATATGATTTTGAAAAAACATCGTCATTATAATAAATTTGTCTACTTGTAAATCCGTTTGCCCTATAATCGGTAACCCATGCCGTATTTGTTGTTGTTGCCGTTATTGATGAATCTGTTGTTGCCGAATAAAAATAAAAATCATAATGGGTACTAGTTTTTGGGTCAACATTAATAATCTGAGGAGCCCAACGTGCGTGTGAATATCTTATGGTTTCAAAATTATCAATTGGGTTAACTGCTTTTTGAACAATTTCATTTTCAAAAACATCAATGCTTTCATTTACACCATTTAAATCCCATGTTGTTAAGATGGGTGTCTGTAACGCCAAATCAATATCTGTATTTGCGTTTTGAAGGGGGTTATATCTTAGTCTAAAATTATTCACACAAATCTTTGATTGGTTGAGCGGTTACCGCAACAGATTGGTTTATGTTACTAAATGGTGTTGATTGTAAGAATAATATTTGTGAAAACGGATAATGAGCATCATTTAAAAACGGATAATCAACACCGTTTCCATTTTCAAAAACACCATAATCCAAGATTGTTCTCCATAACCAAGTGTTACGGTTTTGTGAAAAATATGCCCATGATGGTCTTGTATTTACGTTTTGACCTACAGCACCCGTCACAGAATCGGCAAAATCCCTTAACTTAACAGCATTGTGTGGTGTATAAAAATAACCAGGTGGGTTATTACTTGTGAACATTTGAGTTTGATATAATGTATCATTAAAGGTTATCTTATGTTTACAATTGGATATAACATATTCCATCTGTTCAATGTCGTTATATTCACAAAAATCACCTGATAAAACATCATCAATGTTTAATGGTTGATTATAATAAAAGGTATATTGATTACCGTTTGATACTTTATTATATGAACTAACAGGTATCTCAACCAAGTTTTCATTGTTGTTTGTTTCCCACCAATCATCCAAACTATCCGAATGGAAATTAAATGACCAACCTTTTTGTAGTCCATATTTATCAGTACTGGTTGGTTTTGGTTTGTTAAACCACCCATAATATCCTTTATTAACAATTGTTACAAATACATCTGTAATTGGTTTCATATTGTTATCAACCATTGTATTAATATTCAAATCTTTTTTGAATGTGAAACTAAATGATTGTGAGTTTTCTTTAATTGAAACTCTTTGTTGTAAGTTTGGCGTAAGTGCAGAATATTCAATTTTTTGTTGGTTTGAAAATGGTACGTGTTCAAATCCCATTTTAGATATGTCCGACTCATTTTCATTGGTTAAGATTTTATGTAATCTAATATAATATCTTGATTTACTTTCACCCGAATTTGAAATGTCCCCAATTCTTTTAAATGTACCCGAAACCCCATTTACAAATGTGGTTCCTGTATAACCAGGATTGATGAATGAAAAACTTGTGTTTTCATTATCGTATCCTTGTTCACCCAACACATCAACTCTAAATAAACGATTACCATTATAGTTAATAGATAATTCAACGTATTGATATGTTTTTAAATTGTGATTACCCGCACATCTAAAAGTAATATAGTTGGCACCATTCTGAACGGTATTAATAATTGTAAAAGGTATTCCTTCTTCAGCAATAAATGTTAATGGTGTACCATTTATTTGTTTATCAACGTATGACATTTGTTGTTTGGTGTCAGATGAAAATGGATAACTTAAGTAAACCCCCCAATTATATGTTGACGCACTTTGTGGTTGTAAAACATTATGAGGATTTTCAACATCGTTTCTAATAAAGTTAAATTCATTATATTGTGGAAGTCCTCCCCACTTTAAACCAAATGTATCAGGAACTCTTTCAAAATTGTTAAATAAAATTTGATTGTTTTGAACAACAGATAATGGATTTGTTAGATATAAGAAATTTTTATACCCATCATAATCAGTTGTCCCTGAAATAATATTTGAAAATATGTTTGATATTTTTCCACCAATCCTAAATGTTGTTGACGATTGTCTTTCAACTTCAGTTTGTTCCGCAGCATTAATATTTCTACTTCTATCAGATTCTATTAATTGTTTTCGGTCCCCAACAAATTCAACGGGTAAAGATATCAACCTTTCAGATGCACCTTTATATCTAAGGTTACCTTTAATAATTGTTATATCATTTTGAATATTACCCATTATATATTAATTAGATTTTTAGTTACAAATATGTCAAAAGCGGTCTTACCTTTTTTCAATCCAAAATAGAAATGATAAGGAGCACCAACCACAACTCTATTACCTGCGTTTATTGGAGGTGTTGTATATCCTGTGTATGTAAAACCTGTTACATTACCATTAATATCTTTTAAAGGTATTGAGTTATAAATATAACCAGGTCTTTGCACTGTTGGGTGTTTTACTTCACTTGCAAAATATGTACTATCATTTAATCTATCAATCCCTTGATATGGTGTAACATAAAAATCTGAAGGGGATGTTAACCAATTATTCATTTCACCACCAAAAATACTTGGTGACGGTGCGTCACCTTGTTTAATTTCCCATTTATACATTGGTACTTGTTGTGTTTTGTGTCCAAATGTGTTGTAACCAAATTTTGTTGATGTGTCTATAAATATTTCACGACCAGGTGAAATATAGTCCCTTGTTACCGTATCGGAACTAAAGAACACTCCAACAACAGGTTTTGGAGTTGCTCCGTAAAATAAATTCTGTTGACTATATGATTCAGGTGAAAAAGGTACAACACCTATTTCATTGTTAATACTGTTCAATTGTGCAAAATCACCGTCAATTTTTTGTGCTGGTCTACTAAATAACTCGCTAATTGATGAATCACCCAAACTTAAAAGTCTTTCTAAGAAACTTGCGTTGGTTAATCTACTTACAATAAAAAATTGTATCAAGTCACTAATTCCTTGGAATGATGTTGCCTTTAATGTGTCTAAAACATATCCTTGAAATTCAGGTTGAGCACAAACATTTTTAATAATATTGTCTTTTGGTCCTAAATCTACAATCGTTGTCGGATTGCCTAAAAAGTATTGATTGCCAAAATTATCGGCAACTTGAGTATTTCTCATTCCAACAAAGTTTCCATTGTTTTCGTTGAATGGTGATGAACGATAAAAGAATGAATTGTTTTCTTCTTTGAATACAATCTTTTGTTTACAATAAACATAGGTTGGATTTGTAACTTCAATACCTGGGTAAATCTTGTCATTTTGGAACCCTGGCATATATAAAACACCATTAATCCAATTGTTTGTAAATGTCATGCCAAACACATTTCTACAAATTGCAAAACCCATTAAGAATCTTGATTTCCATTCTGCAAATGATTTTAAATCAGCACTGATTGCCAAATCTTTGGCAACTAAAGTATAACACCCATTTGTTATAATTGGGTATTCGGTATCACCATCAGTATAATAAACAGAATCTTCTTTTGGTTTAAGTGTCATTTGATTTGGTGGTGTTTGTTGGTAAGCTCCTAAAGGAACAATTGTGTTACAACTAAAACTACTCATAACTGATGTTGTACCTGAACCGTATGCATTTTCAAAATCAACAGCACTATTTGTTGTGTAATCAGAGTTTGAAGTAACACTACCTTCAATTTCAGATGAAACACCATTATCTGAAACAACAAATACGGAAAAAGCCTTATTTTGTGCAAAAACAAATCTGTCATCAAATGAACTTGAACGAGGTAATCTATCTGACCTCATAATAATTTTAGTACTTGTTGACATATCAAGTGTAATGCCTGTGGAATACACATCGCTATTATATGTAGTAAATCCAGCACCACCAGTGGCTTTTCTTGCCATTAATCCACCACCTTCAACATATTCATTAGTGAAATATCCATTTGAATTATTGTTTGATACATATGTATTTCGTCCCGCCGATGCACCGAATGGCGCATATTCACCAGCCGCGTAATATCCCGTGGGTCCACCTATTTGAGTACCTACGGGATTATTAAGAAGGTTGTCTGTATTAGTATAGTCATGGTTAGAATCAAAACTTGAATATAATGAGTGGTTGTGTGTTGTATAAGCACTGTACTTAAATGAAGTACTACCAATTGATGGTGTAAACACGTATGATTGATTGAATAATGTAACATTATTATTAACTAATGAATCATGTCTAAGAAGATTTAAATTTGGAGCTATTGGTATGTTTAATTTATAATTTGATTCAACAACCATAGAACCATCAACAAGTCCAAATGGTTTTGAAATATCAATTTTTGTTTTTTGTCTTGTGGTATATGGGTCAACTCCCTTCATTAAGATTATCACCCCTAAGTTTTTATAATTTTCAATTTTTTGTAGTGGTGTTTCTGTTGATGGTGAACCTTTTATTTTATCATCATTTTCATCTTTAACTTTATCAAAATAAACAGTCATCTGACCATTAATAATTCTATTGTAAAAACTACTGTTATATAATGTTGTATCTTTTGTTTTTGAATTAACAATATTTTGTATCGCACCTACTGTTGTTGCCGTAACCACTTGGTGATATTCAATATCAGATGGGAATGTATAACTACCAATACCATTATTATATAATGTTTGGGCAATCTTAAATTCTTTTGTAATAGTACCACTACCGTCAGGATTTGCATAACTAATATTTAAAGGAGTTGTACCTGAGGATATTGTTGTTCCCGTTACTGAGTAATTGTTTAACCCATTTTGTACTGTTGACGCACTTAAAATATTCACATCATAAGTTTTAGCCAAACTAACAAAAGATATTAAACTTCCTGTTTGGAATGTTGTTAAAGCGTCTGAGTCAACCAAAAAGACCATTGGTTGGTCTTCGTAAAATAAATTAGGATTTAAATCAAAATTTAAAGCGTGATTTGGATAAACTTTAATTCTATTAGAACCACCACCAGGTAAAGTTTTAAAATAATGTCCTTTTGTATTGTATAGGTTAATTCTTTCAGGGATTGGTATATTATTTTCGCTCCAAAAATATTCACCTAACGTGTTATTATAATACGGTGTACGAGCAAAGTTTTTAGTATCAGCGGTATCATTACCAGCAAATACTTCACCGTATCCACTATTTTTCTTAAATGATACTATATTATCACCATCAAATGGTTTATATGCTCCGGGTAGATTTACATCCGCCATTGGTGAAGAATTAACATCACCATGACCTAAAGTGTCTACCGCGAAGTTATTGTCCCCTGATGTTCCACAATCACATGTTGAACAATCGGGGTATGTAATCATAGGTAGATTAAAGGATGGAAATCTAAATTTACTAAGTTTTTTAAATAGTAATCCTATTAGTGTTGCGGCCGCAAGCCAAGCAACTCCTTTCGCGAAAAATGGTAACGATAATAAGAATGTTGCCCCAAAACTTAACGCAGAGTCAATAATTGCCGCGGAAGCTGCAATAAATTCCTGAGCAGAGTTAATAAGTGATATTGTGATTAATCCAACTAGTAATGCGGGTGCAAAGTTATTCCATAAAAATTTAACAATATGATAGATTATTATTATTAACCCACCTATAATACCAAATATTTGGAATAAAATTGAAACTATAAAATATAGTAAATCAAAGTTTCTAACCCCGTCATTGATTGGAAACTTATTTACTTCTGAGTCACAACTTCTGTCCAATATTTCTTTAATAGATAAGAATCTACTTCTATTTGTTCCTTTCCTATACTCATCAATTAGTTGTGCGGTTGTATAAACTTTGTTATAATTAAATTCATAGAAAAAATCTTGACAACCAATGGCTTCGTTTTTATTAGGGTAATCATCCCAATCTAATGAAAAGGCGTATGACCTTTGAAATAGTGAAAATTTATAATCGTAACTATTAAAATTAATAGTTATTGTTTGTGGTGTTTCAATTACAACTCCGTTAACAACGGTTGTGGTTGTTTTTTTCTCAACTGTAATTTCTAATTTGTCTATTAAGTTTGGTAAATCAACCCATTTAGAATTATCACTAACATTATTAATTTTATATGTTATACTTTTATATTCACCTAAAACTGAACTAATTAATAACGCTCTTCCACCTGAACCAAAATCAGATGAATCAAAAGTTTTTGTTTCAATTAATTTGGTGTTATCATTAAATATTGGTGAAAATGTTGTAGTTTCATCACTTTTAGTTGATGGGTCAACATTACCATCCCATCCATATTCTCTAATATTTGGAACCAAAAAGTTTCCACGTAATAAACTACCTTTTGGATTGAATGCTGAAAGATTTAATAAGTTTGGACCAATAATACTACTTGATGTTTGTATTGCTCCAACTTCTTTTTCACCTTCATTTGTTTTAACTTTGAATCTATACTTACCTTTTGTTGGAATACCAACACTTGGAATATTTGAAAAAATTAATTCACCAAATTCATTTGTTGTTACATAATCCAAGTTCATTGGCACATCAACAACAAAAGCACCATTTTCATCAATTACTTTACCACCTTGTTCTAATTGGTATTGTTCTAATATTGGGTCACCATTAAGATTAGTATTTATTGTTTGTCTTACAGCTAAAATTCTACCAGGTCCTGCAACCATACCACACAAGTCACCTTGTTCTGAACTTGGTTTACAATTGTTTTTCAACATGACACCATCGTTAGATGTCATGATTGAACCCATAAAAGTTGCCGTAGGCTCAATCGTGATATTTGAATCTCTTAAATCAAAATCAACTCTTGTAATTCCAACATCACAAACATCTCCTGTTCCCCAAAATGAAGAAACTGAAATACTTCTTCTTTGATTAACAATCTGTGGTAATGATGATAAATCAACTGAACTTTTAAATTGGTTACCGTCAAACTGTTTTGGGTTACCAAGATTCATTCTGATTAAATCTGTTGGTCTCAATGAAAAACAACCCATGTCAGATAAATCCAAGTCCAACATTACTTGTTGATTTCCCAAAGGAACACCAACAATCATGTAGTCACCCGATTCATTTGTCTTTACAGTGTACTTGTAATATTTTTCATATATTTGTAATACTTCAGTTCTTGTTAAAACGTCATCCCTTGTTGGGAAAGTACCTGTGGCTGCGTGTCCTTCATACGAAGGTGTATACGGAAGTAAGTTATATCTATAACCATCTTCGTTTTTATCCGTAACATTCTTATATGGATATAATGCGGATATTACTGGGTCATTTTGGTCAACAGCGTCAATTGGTACAAACACCGATACTTTAGCATTTGGTACCCCGTATCCACCGTTGGCAACAACACGACCAACGACAACACCGTAGTCAGAACAAAAACTTCTATACACATCAGATTGTGTAAGTTTCAAAGAAAGAATTTCCAAGAAATCAAAATCTTGGTCAACTTGTACTTTGATGGTTTTGTCAGATTGTGTACTATTTCCTACTGATGTTCGTATCCTATAAGTTTTAGGCATAATTGTTCTTTCTCATAAATAGTTAATCTCTTATTTTACAAAAATAGTTGAAGTAATTTCCTTGTGAAGGTTATTGTTTCACACGGACACCGATATCGGTATTAGAATATCTGATTTGATAAAATTCTGTTGGTTCTGCGTAGATAATATCGTCAATTAACTTAATTTGTTTTGTGGTTGAATCTTCGTATTTTTGAGCCGTTTGTGATGATGAGTACTTACCACCCACTCTTCCAAACACCTTAACATCAGATATATTAATAACACCCTCAATATTTTGAACTATACTTTTGATTTCAGATATTAAAACATTTTGACCAAATTCTCTTGCTTGTGGTATCATATAATCATTAACCTTTGTGATAACATCAGAAATGATTGAGTTTTGGTTTGTATTTTTTGCAATAGAAATATAAATTTCAAATGCTAAATCAATAACTTTACCAGTTGTAACACTAACATAGTCATTCATCATTCGGTAATTTGATAAATAAGTTGCAACATTATCTTTTAATACTGTTGGTACATTTTGTGTCATTTTACCATTAGTATCCTGTGTTAATAATACAACATTTATTTTGTTATTATTTTCTATAATACCTACTTTAGCTGGTATTCCGAATTGTCCTGGCATTTTTTGTATTAAAGAATAATAGTCACCAATTGTTACCGCTCTGTTTTGTGATGAGAAATTAAATGTAACTAAGTTTCTCACTTCTTCAACTGATGGTGGATTTGCTCCTCCAATAGCTGCGGTTACGTTGGTACATTGAATTGAGTTTCTAACTGCGTTTGCGATTTCAGATGACGCACCGTTAACATCAAACAATACATTACCAACAGTGTTGATAACATTGACACCAACATTACTTTCAAGTCCACCACCAACTCTGTATTGAATAAATAAAGTAGTATTTGGTGTTGGGATATAACCCAAACTTAAATTATTTTGATAATCATTAATTCTTAGTGGTACGCCTGTTTGTGCAAAAGCAGCCAATTGGTCATCAGCGGATGTATTACCACCACCAAATGTTAACTTCAAAAAGTTTTCAGGTGTAAACTCAGTAATAAATTTATTGCTAGTTCTAATATATTTTCCGACCTTAATATTTGATTGGTCAGTTGTTTTTCCTGGGTCAGGAATAAAAACAGTGTCTTCGGCTAAAGCTGGAACTTCATACCACTTACCAACAGGACTTAAAAATTCTTGGTATGCTGGAATGTTATTATAGGTTATACCATCTTTTTGTATAATTGACAAAACGTTAACAACGTTTCTTTCGGGTAAATACAAACTTAAAAATGGTGTTGCATCTGCCGATGTAATAACTTTCTTGAATACTTTTGTAATGCCATTAACAACTACTTCTCTTTTTATAATATTATAACTTTGAACGTTGTTTGACGCATCTAAAATTGGTATTACTTTTTGGTTTGCAATTCCTGATGAACTAAATGCTGAAGAGAAATTAATATCATTTGGATTTTCAAATGTTTGTCCCGCTCCAACAAATTGTGAACCCGCTTTTAGTACACCCATATAATCAGGGTTTGGTCTATCACCAAATACAGGTACATTAATACTAATATCACAAACCGCAATTGATGGTCTGTTACCTGGTATTTTTAAACCGTAAGTTCTTGCGATGTTATAAATTGAACTTCTTTGTTTGGCAAATTCAAGAACCGTCTCTTGAATACTTCTGTCAATATGATAATGTAAGTTATCGGTTACGGCAGCGTTTAAATCCATCAATACTGAAAAAATTGATGCGTCATTAAAATTGTCAATTAATTCAGGATAATACTGTCTAGTATAATCAATAAGTTCTTGTCTTATAGCCGCGAAATCTCGGACGGTATAGGATATTCTTTTCTCAGCCATTTATGTTAAATATTTATAATTACAAAATCTTTTGTTTGAAATGCATTATCACTAATTGTATAATCAATTCTCATTTTAGCCGTATACTCTGAAGTGTTTCTACCGGCAACTCTATAAACACCATTTCCTAAATTTTCTGTGTTTAAAGTACCAACTGATTCATACTCATCATATGGTAAAACAATAATATCATTAATAATTAAATTAGGAATATATTTACTAACATTATCTCTGATATCATCTTTAATTGATTCAAACGTAACACCATCTAATGGTTCAAAAATAAATTCATAAATTTTAGTACCGAAATCAGGTAAATAATATCTACTACCTTTTCGGGTTAAAATTAAATGAATTAAATTACTTCTTATTTCTTGGTCAGGATTTTGAGACAAAGAAAGGTAATCCCCCTTTAATGAATCATTAAAAGGAAAATTAATACCATAAGTTACACCATTAGCCATTGTCTATAAATATAGTTGTATTCCCTTTTTTGTGAGCAGGAAAAAAAGGACAATGTCTACAACCATTACCACAACAACTACCCCTCCTTAAATGAAACTCTTTTGTAAACACATAAATTCCATTTTCAATATAAAAATCAGAAGGGAGAAGTTTTTGACTTCCCCCTTCCAAATTATTAATAGTTTTATTTTGATTAAACAATTTCACACGCTCCCCCGCCGCAAGCGACAGAATCTGAAAGTGATGTATCATCTTGTAATTCAATGACTTTTGATAAGTCAATTGACTGTAATTTAGAAAATAATCTTTCGTATTCTTCTTTGGTACAATCCTCAAAAGGTGCTTGAATATAACTACCCCCATTATAGGGTAATACCGATAATCCATTATAGAAATCTCTGTTATTCCACATCCATTCACCAGCCAATTCCCAATCTTCGGGTTTTAAACTGATTGTTGCAGATACGTTGTGACTGTTTGAACCAGTTCTGTGTCCAGGTTTAACCCATTCTTGTGTGATTTTCTTAACACGGTCCAACAATTGGAAAGGTGACTCTGTTCTTAAAATTGCTCCTTCGGGTGCTTTTTGTGGAACTGAAATAACTGCCGTGTCATGTGGACGGAAATATTCATCTTCAACCAACTCAGGGTGATTCATCGCCAAGTATTGGTAAATAGATTCGTTCTTGCCTACACGAACTCTGCGAACATAATAGTCGTTGTGCCATGCGTGGATACCTGATGATGTTCCCAATGTCAAAGATGTGGTTCCTGCTGGTTTTACAGTAGTTGTACGAGCTGATTTGTTGATACCAATTAAGTCAGCAACTCTTGCGTTTTCTTCTTTAACAAGTTTAGCTGCTTCTTTCATGTTATAACCCAATACAACACCTGAACCGATACCTGTCATTGATACTCCAATCAACGCATCTTTTTCAGTTGTACGTTTCCATACATCTCTCAAGTAATGGAAGTCAGTATAACCAGCTTGAAGTGTTCCGATGAAAGTCGCCGCTTTAACACGGTTGTTCAAATCTTCTTGTGATTCAATGTCAGAAACATTTACCTCACATAAGTTGCAGAATTGGTTTGGTCTCAATGCGATTTCACAACATGGATTAGTTCCCCAATCTTTATCATTTGTAAAATAGATACCAGGTTCACCAGCCCCTGATGCTTCAACACGTTTCCACAAATCTAAGAAAAATTCTTTTGTAATTTTGTGTCTAACTAACGCCGCTGAATTGTTAGCTCTACCTCTTTGTGGGTTTGTTTCCCACCATGTACCTGACTTACAAGAAATCATCTCTTGGTCATCAGCACTGAATAAAGAAATCAAAGCTGCTCTACGAATACCACCAGCAAGAACTGCGTCTGCAATGTGACATACCATATCGTGAACTTCAATTGATGATAATTTTTGACCATCTTCTTTTGCATCCAACATACCTTTTAATTTGTGAATACAATCTTTCAAAGGTTGTGGTCCAGGTGCTTTACCACCTGATGTTACAAGTTGTGCACCTTTTGGTCTAATATCAGAAAAATCAAATTCAGGTGTTGACAAATTTTCACCAAAGTAAGATTTCATTAATACTTTGATTGCGTCTGCCCAACCTTCAATTGAATCTCCAACTAAGAATCTTCTTGTTCTATTTGTGTTTGGTTTTCTAATTTCAGGTAGTTTTTCTACGTGATGTTTTTGAACTGAATATCCAACACCTGTTCCACCTAACAATAAGAACATACTTTCAGCAAATGCGTCTAAGTGGTCAATCGGTAAATAAGCACAGTTGTAAATTCTGTTTGGTGAAATTTCAATTGGTTTACC